AAGCTCTTTAATAAATGGAAAAGGTTAAGATAACAATCTTTCCTTCTTTTATTAAAGGAATGTTTACTGCATTTATTATTATTCTTTTAGGAGCTATAATGATTTTTGCTTGTGAAGATGTAAGAATTGGTAAGACAAAAAAAGAATTAGCAAAGGAAATGTTTGAAGTAGATTCATTGATAAAGACAATTCACATGGAAATGGATAGCGTTGCAATGGATTTTAATAGACTTTATATAAATGCACAGCGTATTAATAATGGAAGTAATTAATGATTGAATTTATCGTTGGTCTTTTCTTTGGATATGTTATTAGTGGAGCTGATTTAGGAGAGCCAGTACCTTCTCAAATAATCACTTATTCTGATAGTGGTAAGGTAGTTAAGGTCTATAGAACAAGTGCATTTGCTTATAGGTACTATCCTAACTCTTATACAGTTGGTTGGAATACAGATAATTATAATTACTTTGATACTACATATCAGCCACCAAGAATATATTCTAAAAGTGTGGTAATTAAAAGAAAACCTAAAAAAAGCGGAGAGTTTAGAAGGAAAAAGAGTGGGGAAAAGGGTAAAAAGAAGTGAGAGACGGAAGTATAATCCCAATATTAATTATCATAGTAATATTTGGATATCTGATGTACTCAATTAATAAAACAAGATGACTTGGTTCTATTTACATTGTGTGGCTGCTATTGTAATTTTGATTGCAGATGCGAAAGGAACATTAGAACCAGCTCTTGATAAATTTGAAGAAAAAATTGGAATTAAAACAGAATTACCATCGGATAGTACGGAGGTTGAATTAGATGGCGAAGGGAATTAGTGAAGATGCTCAAATTCATATCTCGATTGCTTTCCTTCTCAAAGCGATGGTTGCAGTCGCATTGGTTGTTGGCAGTTGGTATCAAGCTCAGATGAGATTTGCTAGTATAGAAGTTCGATTAAATGATATGCATGAAGAATTAGTTGTATTAACTTCTAAAGTTCATTCGATGGAAAAAGAACACATACAAGAATTAGAGACACAAAAAGTGGCTCTTGAAGAAGAAAACCGAAGCCTAATGCAAAAGTTAGGTTTAAGAAAAAGATAAGGAGACTATAATGGCTAATAATAAAAATAAATCAGAAAATAAGCCTATTGTTAGTATCGATGACGTAGAATACGATGTTGAATCTTTTGATAATGAACAGAAATTAATGGTTCAGCATCTGTCAGATTTAAATAGAAAGATTGACACAACTACTTTCAATCTTCAACAACTACGATTTGGTCAACAGGCCTTTATCGATGCTTTAAAAGCATCAGTAAAGAAAGAAGACAAACAGGAGTCTGAAGACTAAATGTTAGATAAAGCTATCGTATCGGCTATGTTTGTAGAATCTGTTATAATTGCCTTTAGTATAAAGGAAGATATGATGTTACAAGTAGCTCTTGGGGCTTTGGTTGTAATAGGGCTAAAAGCCACAAAAAAGGTATTGGATGATTGAGACATATGCCGAATACGGTGCTATTGGTGTCATTGTTATATTGTTTGTTATGATGATAACTAATTTAATAAAGAGTCAAAAAGCACAAAATGAAGATTTAGATTCTATTAGACAAGCGATTGCTAAGATGGAGTCTAAGATTCAAAATGTAGAGGGAATAGTTATAAAACTTATTGAAAGATGGAATAAATCTGATGATATCTCTCAAAGACATAGAGAAGATATTGTAAGAGAGTTAAATGATGTAACTGATGACTTAGCGTATTTAAAAGGTAGAATTAACGGTAAATCGAGATGAATGTGAGTGACTATAGGAATGAAACTACAGCTAAACTTGTTAAGTTAGACGAAAGACAAATAAGTATTTTTAAAACTTTACAAAGAATTGAAAAGCATTTAGAAAAGTTAAATGGACAAACAAGTAGAAATAGCGATGCAATTATCATGTTTAAAACATGGGGTTCAGCTGCTCTTTTGATTGTCCCTATTGTTGTAACATTAATAATGAGGTTAATACCATGATTGATTGGGTTCAAAATAATTGGATGAGTGTTGTAGGTACAGTCGCTGTAATAGGTGGAGGTATGTATATACCATTTGTCAGAGGAATGGTTTTAATGGGTTTTAAAACAATGGTTAGTGAAAGAGTAATTAAAAAGGTTGCTGTTCAAATCATTGAAAAACTCGTCAAATCAAGTAAGAATAAGTTAGATGATGTTTGGTTTGCTGAATTTAAGAAAAAAGTAGAAGATGCCTAGATTTAGTAGAAAAAGTAAATTCAAGCTAGGGACTTGTGATAAAAGATTAGTCGGTCTTTTTGAGGAAGTTGTGAAAAAATTTGATTGTATGGTTTTAGAAGGCCATAGAGGACAGAAAGCACAAGATGAAGCATACCTTAAAGGGAATAGTAAAGTTAGGTTTCCTAATGGCAAGCACAATAAAAGTCCGAGTGTTGCTGTGGATGTTGCGCCGTATCCAATAGATTGGGATGATAGAGATAGATTTCATTACTTTGGTGGATATGTACTTGGAGTTGCTGCTCAAATGGGACTTAATATAAGATGGGGCGGAGACTGGAATCAAGATACTCAAACTAAAGATAATAAATTTGACGATTTAGTACATTTTGAGATAAAGGAATAAATGCCTAAACAATATTTAAGATTATCAGATTTTTCAGGTGGATTAAACACTAAATTTGACGCTAGGGATATTGGCGATAATGAATTGACCTCTGCAAATAATGTTCAAGTATATAAAACAGGACAGTTGTTTACTTCTACTGGGTCAGCTGACGCAACATCTAGAGGAGCTGGTACTTTAACAAATGGTGTAGGAACATTTTTATTTAAATCTGATAATGATTTATCTAATGGTGCAAAATCAATCGAATTACTTGCTCTTGCTGATGTAGCTCAGGGACAAGTTGATATTATAGAAGACCCATTTAATACAATCAGCGCTCGAGATAATACTAACCATTTAAATACTATAGACTTAGGTAGTAACCATGCAGGTGGCGAACAAAATTATTATTATGTAGATGGAGCATTAAGAGTATGTGATTCTGAAACAGGACAAACCGGCAATACTGCTTATTGGTATGGTCATGTTGATAAATCTGGTACAATTCCAGGGGGAGCTGTAGATGCATGGGTTTCTGTTACAAATAACTTAGCTGCTCCTACTTTAAGTGGTTGTAATATTACCGCTAATGGTTCAGCTTCATACGCAACTGCTGGTAATGGATTTGATGTTGATGTAACTGTAGAAGCAACAGATGATGATGGATTGTGGGAAGCTACTACATATGAATTTGCTCAGTCTTTTGTGTATGAAGGTAATCAAGAATCGTTATTAACTGTATATTCTGAAGAAGTAACATTATCTACTAATAATTATTTCACTAATGTTTTATTAGGTATAACTAACGATGGAGATGACTTTTCTGACAGAATTAAGGGTGGTAGAGTATATATAAGAAAAAGGGATAGTAATGATTTATGGACTTTATTTCTTGATATTGATTTTGAACGTGGAGTTAGAAAAGATATAGGAGATACTTTTACTGCATGGCATAATCCAACAGGTGATTATTGGAAAAATAATGGTGGAATAGAAATAAAAGGGCCCAGTATCGACACATATGAATCTAATAATGAATATAGCCCTGATGTTGGACATTTGTCTTTTGGCGAAGCTGCTGGATTATTTTATAAAGATGTAACTGTTTGTAACCACAGAACATTTGTTGCTCATGTTAATTATTATACATCTATTGGAAGCGCAGAAATAAAATTAATGCCTGATAGAATATTATACACACCGATTGGTAGATACGACACATTTCCTCCTAATTATTTTATTGATATTGGAATTAATGATGGAGAAGATTTTACTGCAATAGAATCATTTGGAACTAAATTATTAGCATTTAAACAAAGTACATTATATATAATTGATGTAACTTCACAAAACGATTCAGAATGGTTTTTAGAATCTACTCATAATGGATTAGGGATTGATAAACCATCGGCAGTAGTAAAAACAGAATTTGGTATTTGTTGGGCAAGAAAAACAGGAGTATATGCATGGTCTCCATCAGGAGGAATAATAGAGTTATCTGCAAAATTAGATAAAAACTCAGCACCTATGAGTGGATTAGCCTCTCCTGTTGTTGGATATTATCCACCTGACTCACAATTATTAATTGTACAAGATTGTACACAGTCCTCAGATGCATTGGTTTATGACTTTACAACCAAATCTTTTACAGAACTTGGAACTTATACAGGAGCAGCAATTACTAATATGCAGAATAATCAAGATAATTGCATATGGCTTGAAGGTAATACTGTAAAAAAATATGATTCATCTCAGGGAACATCTACTTTTTCATTTGAAACAAAAGATTTTGATTTTGGTAATCCAGGTTTATTAAAACGACCTAAAAAAATTATATTTAGTTATGCAACCGCAGCTTCGGGAGTAGAAGTACGTACTTCTGTTTATAAAGATGGAGATACAACTGCAACTGTATTAGCCGCAGATGATACTTGGGCAACTGCTGCAAGAGGTGGAGTTAAAGTAATTGACGTAAGTGCTCTTGGAACTGTAAGTAGTATGAAAATTAAAGTAGATGCTTACGATACATCGGGTACGGCAGCTACAAGTGGTAACTATAGAATAAATGATATTACTGTAGTATATAGAACAACAAGGAAAGAGCCTTCAACGGCTGTTAATAGTTAATATGCCAAGAGTAAATACAAATTTAAAAGCATCTCAAGACCGTAAAAATACGACAAACGACCTATATAGTCGGACACAGGCAAGAGTTGGAGGATGGGAAACAACTCCGTCAGGATTAAAGACTAAAGGTATTGAAATTTCAAGCGCTGATTCTAGTATTAAAGTTAGTAGTTCTGCAACTAAATATAGTAAACTATCTTCAGATAAATTAACTTTTACAAGAGATGGTGGTTCTACTGATTTTAATTATGCCAAACAAATGCAATTTATACCAGCTGCTTTAGTTAATCTTGGAACTGCGTTTGATTTTACAGATAATGGATTTCTTGATTATGACGATGACCAATACGATGTAATATTTACAATAAAAAATTTACAAACTTATGACGCGTCGGAAGGTGGAGACCAAAATTTACAGTTATCAGCTGAAAATAAAAGCGCAACAGGATTTACTCCAACAGCAAATTTGTTTATTGGAAGTGTATTAAGTACAACTGATGTAACATCAAGTTTTAGTGACGAAAACTCTGCTCAAAGAAGTAGTGCGTTAGGTTCAAGTCCAGCGTATTCAGTAGATAAGGTTGCTGCTGATTCTTTACATGATTTAGATATAGACAATGTTGTAGGAATTTCTGTAACATTTACAATTACATTTTCATCAGTAGTAGATAAGGGGGGAGAAGGTTTATTAACAGCAACAGGATATGTAAGAGTTGGAAATAAAAATTCTGATGCTTTTCAAAATAATGCAGCATATTTAGTA